TCTTGTTGTGGTTTCAATTCCACTCTCCTAAAAAGGAGTACACTACGAGGAGTGTTCAAGTTACACGAGTTTTCTTCTACTTTGTCTTGGGCTCGGGTGTTCCCATTTGACATAAGCGAGTAACTACCTCATGCAGGTTCTGTAGTTTTTATTGCAGGTATCCACCACAATATCAAAAATATTTATGACTTAGCCAATTCCCACTCATTGCGTTCGCAAAAGCGGGTTAGCTGTTCGTCATACGTCATCAACGTGCCAACTAATCCCGTAAGATCAGTGGTTTGTGCGACAACGTGTAATTGTTCACGACGTTTATTGTAAAACTCGCGACCGTATTCAAAGTATTCATCCATAGCTCCAATAATTGCTTCAGCACAATGTTGTTGCTCTGTGATAACCTTTGACTCTATATGCGCATGTAAAGACTTAGAAATAGATTCTTCGTCTAAACGCGCACGATAAAGCCCTAATTCATCATCCCAAATTGCATCTCTCTTAAGAAATCCAGCTTCGGAACCTTTGATAAAGGGTACGGATTTAGCTTCTTTATCAGCCATAGTGTATGTAATGCCTGCTTCGGAGAAAACCTCAGCAATACGAGTATGATTGTAAGCATCAAAGCCAGACTTAACTGACATTATGTTATCATCACCGTAAGTCATTAATGACACGACTGTATTGAAGCGAGGAACTTTCCACCACTTATCCTGTTTTGCGATCTCAAAATAGCAATATCTCATGTAAAGAGAATTGACCATAGAGTTAATCACCACAGTAAGTGGATGTCCAGATGGATTAGATCCAAAAAACTGAACTAAAGTTCCAAAGTAATCATAAGTAGGATTACAAATTTCCGTTGCAATACCGCTCATAATCGTCAAATCGCGTGGTTCGAAATTTCCAGAATTCTCAGCGATTTTAATAAGAATTTTGAAAGCTGCTAACATGAAGCGTGGTGACATACGTCTGTCGAAAGATTTATAATCTCCGGCAATAACTCTGTCCTCTCCATGCGAGTAAATATGCTTCATCAACGAAGTCCACTCAGGTGAACAAGGATTGATTGCAACAGCGCACTCAAATAGAATCTTATTCTTCTGCATTAAAGCAGATAAGGATAGATAATACTTTCGTACAAGTATAGTTGCTGCATAATTGCAACCAGCAAACACACGAACTTTCGTCTTGGTCGTCTTAGT